GAAGCATTACGTTTATCAGGGCTTCTAACATCGGCAATTAGTAAGTTTAACGAGATAGGTATCTCTTGAATATAACTTACATCATATTCTGCACCTGTTTGGTCTATTAGTATTACTTTGATATTGTTAGCCACGCTGTCTATGGTTGTTAAATGTATAACTTAAATCAAATGATAGCATTCTTAATCTATCATTGTTTTTCTGAATGTAATTACCATTGGTTATCTTAACTGCTATATTCGGAGTTGAACTACCTAAATCTAATCTTATATCAGTTGAAGCAAATAAATCTCTATGTCTGTCAAACTCCTCTTGAGTTAGCCAATCACTGTTAAGTTTTAACGAATCAGTAATTGTAATACCTTGAGTTTTCTCAAGCATCATTGATGGATTATAAGCCATTACAGATGTTGGAAATGTAAATATTTCATACCAAGGATTTTGTTTAAATGTAGTCGCTGACTTTGTAGATGTTTTTTCAGATACCTTTGTACAATGTAATGTATCATAACCACCCTTTTGATTAAGATAATGTAATGTATAAACAGTATATCTCGGATTACATTTTATAAAGCATCTTATTAAGCCAGTATTGACAAATTCCCTTACTGTATATGAAGCAACCGAAGATGTGATAATCGGATAAGCACCTGTAACTAAACCTGAAGATATATTAGTTAATCCCTTAACTCCGATGTCTATACATTGGTATTGGTCTGCTATTAATCCTGTAGTAGCTGATGGCCTTGCTATTGTTGAGTTACCAATAATATTACCATCCACATCAAATGTCCTTATTCTTAGTTGAGGTAAATCTGTTGTGTTTCCAACTGTACCTAAAAAATAAACATAGTTGCTCCTATCTTCATAAACATTCAAATCACCGATAGCAGTTAAGTATTTATAGTTAGATGTAGTTTGGTTATATAAATAATCATCTGCATTGTAATATACAAATGTCTGAGTATCTAATCCTGCATTCCATACATTGTAAGTCAAATCAGTTCCTGATGCGTAGGTAGGTGTACTACCATAAGTTTCACCGATATTAACTGTTATCTTTCTATAACTACCAACACATTTTTGCCATCCATAAGTATTACCATTAAAGAAATTAACCATGTATTTCTCAGCATAGGCAGCCGCATCAAAGTAAATTCTATTAGTACCATAAACAGGTTCTATCTGTTCAGTCCATTGTGTTGATGTCGCTACATCGGTTATCTTAACCGTAAACTTAAAGTTAGGTTGTGCAGTTTGAGTTGAACTTGCAATAAACCAATTCTCGTTATATGCCGGAGTTACTTTTGTTGTTGATGGAGTTTGAAATAATGCTACTGCCATTTTATATTCCTGTTAATTGTAATGTAATGTCTTTGCCTATTATTTTAGCAATGTCTGTTTCTAATTTATCTAACCTACCATCCTCAATCACTCTATCTCTAAATGGCTTAGGTTTGATACCATTCCTACCGATTGAACGAGCCATAATCCAAGCAAATTGTTTAACTGCCTTTAAGTAAGTTGGTTTCTTTTTAGCCTTAGTAATATCAAGCATAATATCTTGTACCTTGATATTATTTTTACCCATATATTCCTTATCGAATACCGATGGAGGTGGCATTTTACCTTTCTTTCTACCTTTCTCTATATAATACCAATAATCACCGGATGCTCTAATCTTTAATGTAGATGTACTCTTATCAACTTTTAATTCAGGGTTGAATTGTAACGCTGCTTGTTGAGGTCCACCTCTACCACGTTTACGACCATCCTTTAAAGCCTTATTCATTGATACTTCTAAATCCTTTGCTAACTGAATACCAAAGTTATCAAGTAACTGCTTTAATTGACTTTGTACGTTATCTGCCATTGTTTAATAACTTCATTCTATTTATTTGCTCTTCAACTTGTGCTTTCTCTTTTAAGTAACTTAATCTATTTAAAAACCTAATAACCTCCCATTCATATATCGCATCTTCAACTATTGGATTACCCTCACTCATTTCAATTATTATATGTTGCCATCCCCAGTATCGCTCAAAATCCCCTCTTGGATTAAATCCATTATCTCCTGCACTCTCTCCTGAATCACTTTCTCTGCTTCCAAATAAGCTACCGAAGTTTTGCTCAAGTGCAGTAATGCTCTTAAACAAAAAAAAACAACCGGATATATATTCTTAATACTTTGTTTCTTTAATTCCTTAGATAGTTCTTTGTGATACTTATCACTATATTTAAAACCTTTCCAAGTTAGTTTCTCATAACATAAAGCACCAATATCACATAAATTCTCAATAGCCTTATTATCTTGCATTAGAGTACTGATTGATACATAACGAGCAGTATTTAACATCTCAGCATCTAATGTGGCTCTGTATAAATTACCTTTAATGAATAAGTACTTTTTTGGATTCTTATTCCATTTTTGGCTCTTTAAGAAAGATAGCAATACAAAGTATCTTCTTACTTTCTTTATTTCAATAGCTTCAATTTCTGCAACTGATAAACCTGAAAGTATAGATAGTATCTTAACTTGATCATCTAAATTGCCATTTATCAAAGGTTCTATTTGTTGGTATTGTTCTACCGTTAACTGTTTATAAGATGTTGGTATTCTCATTATTATTAAATTACAATATTTTAGAAATGTTTGTGTATATTTGAATGTGTTTTTTGTTGTTATCTTATAAGGCAGGTTTCGTTCATTCCTGCCTTATTTGTTCACGAAAACGTGAACCATTGGCTCGGATATTACATAAATGAATACTTACCTGTATTCTTATTAATCTTATTTAATGCAACATACCTAATAGCATCAATGGTATGGTTATTATAATCTATAGGAATATTTGGCTTACCATCAATCCATTTATAACTTCTAAATTCTTTAATAACATTAACTGAATCACGAGTAATATTTATTTTAAACCTTTTTAAAGTATCTATTGAGTTACGAATACTATCCGGACCTTTATTAGCACCATCTACATTAAAACCACCTCGCCTTAAATCTTCAATAGACTTTGGCTCAGCACTATCTGCAATTATTTGCATCTGTTTTGTAATACCTAAATTATGAAGTTTATTAATTATATCTGAGTTTGTTAATCCTGTTTCATATATTAATTCTTTAATAATTAACTCACCATTATGTTTAAATACTTTTACTAATGTTGTTGGATCTTGACTAAATCCAAAGTCCATTCCTAAACCTATTAATTCTGATTCTATTGGTATATCATCTATAATATCAAAGTTTCTGAATATTAATCCTTCAATTTTGCCTGTTAATCCACGAGCATAGACTTTAAACAATTCCATGTCTTTGAATCTTAGGCCTTCAATCTTATCTCTTATCTTTTGTGGAACAAATGGATTATGTCGATGGTCAGATATGAATAGCCTTGTATTTGGTTGTTTTAGCAATTGCTCATGTACCCAAAACTCTGCATTAGGATTATAATCAATGTAAACTTGTTTCTTAGTCCGCATATACAACTCATTGAATATATCATAGCTTATACCCTGTGCTTCGTTAATGAATAGATAGTCTCGTTTACCTGACTTAGCACCTTGTGAATCTTCATAAGACTTAAATTCCATTACTGAGCCATTAATGAATGTAAATATCCTATCTGACTTATTATAATCTATAACAAATGATTTTAATATCTCCGAACTATTATAGATATCGAGCGCATCTCTTAATGCACCTGCTTTAAGGTTAGGTATTGATTCACCTACTACAGTAATTACATTGTATTCACTAACTGCCTTTGTAAATAGGACTTGTAAAATAGAATATGTTTTGCCAGAACTTGAACCTCCTTGATTGATTAATATATCTTCTGTAGCATTATAATTAGCTTCAAATAAACAGGAGGTTTTAAACATAAACCTATTTAATTCTTTCTATTTTAAAAGGAGGGTATATTTTAACAATACTACAATCAGTATTCATATAATAGGCAGTATCTTTAAGATAAGCTATTGTGTCTGTGTACCAAACTGCCTCATGTGAACCTATTTTACCTGTTATTCTGTATTTGTACTCTATTGTTGAGCAGGATGCAAATACTAATAAAAAAATAATTATTTTACCCATTCGTAGTATTTTTTAGTTAATTCTTTTCTATGTTCAAGACCATTAGTGCCTCCGTTAATTCTTTTCGTTAAAGACAATATAACTTCATCACTTATTCCCTTGTCGCAAATATACCATAATTTATTTGATTCAAAAAAGAACATTGCTGATTCAAATGTATAATCTGTCGCAACTAAATCAGGGTTAATAATTATTTCAGGCTTATTTAAATAATTAGCTAAAGCAATATAATTATTTTTTCCTGTAGTTTGTAAAGCACCTCTGCCTCTAAATTTATAACCTTCTCCTGTTAATTCATCTCCATTACCCATTCTATTACCATAAACTTTATTAGCTATTTTCTCAGGTTGTTTCTCGTATTGTTTAGCTTCTTCTAATGTTTTAAAGTATTTAGGAAATATATTAATTAAACCATTTGCAGTATAATTCAGGTTTTCAGAGAATGCTTTAAACATTCCTGTTTCATGTGCCGTTTGACCAAAAAAATGCGCTGCTCTTTCAGGTGACATTTTATAATAAATCATTGCAGCTTTTAATGTACTTGGTCCAAATATTCCATCAGCATTAGTACCTATTTTATTTTGTAGATTTTTTATACTCATATTAATTTAATACATGATATATAAACTCCTTTAATACTTTAGAGTAATACATTTCATAAGTTAATAATAAATCCTCTTCCATTAGTCTAATGTAATATCTTTTTCATTTGATACTATTGGCGAATCTGACTTAATTATTTCAACTTGAATATTATTATTTAAGTTTTCATTCTTAGATTCAATCTCTTGTTTAGGGTGTCCATAAACTCGAGTTAATAAAGTTTCCATTGAATATAATGTTCCTTTCTCTAAACTTTTACGCATAGCATTAGCAATAGTACGTTCTAATATTGTTGCATTATCATCTTTAAATATTTCTGCTAATTCATTTAAAGTCATAGCCATCATATTTTCAATTGTTTGATTAATGTCTTGTTTATTATAACCCATGTCTTTTAATTGACAAACTAATTTTCTTGGTCTGCCTAATGGATTACCACTTTGACCTTTCACAAAAGGTATTAAATTTTTATGTCCTTCACTACTTGGCATTATTTTAAATTTTTAAATTATTTTGGATTCCAAGCTTTTGAAAACTCTTTTTCTTCAAATACTTTACTTTTTGGAATACCTGCTCTAAATAATAATCTTACAACTTCCTCTTTTTCCATCATTAATCGTTTCATTATTTCATCTCCACTCATTCCTTCATTAACCATATCAGTAACTATATTACTCATTTCTAATACTCCATGAGTCCCTCTTGCCCTATTATGTCTTATTGTGGCCATTTGCTGTTGTGATTTATCTTTTGGATGTACCATAACAGTAGGAACTTTACCATCGGTTAATTCAAATATTTCTTTATGTCCTGAAACTGTCCATCTATGAAATCCATCAACAATTGTCATATCCGGATTAATAACTATAGGTTGTGTCCAACCATCTTCTAAAATTGATATTTTTAACAATTTTAATTCAGGTGGAGCTACTTTATTTGGATTATAATTATTTGGTTTTAATAAATTTCTATCAATCCAATTGATTTCATTTAACGGTTGTTTTTTCATTTTATTTATGTTTTATTTATATTTAATTTCTA